AAAAGCAGTCCAGATCTTCCGCCCGGCACCTTGGACGCCAGAAAATTCACCCCGCGCACGACCGTGGATTGAATCCCTTGCGTGATGTTTGGCGCCGCATGCGAAAGCGCTACCGTGGAATCGCCCAAGTGTTGGGTGAGCGCTTGCGGGCTATTCGCAAGCTGTTTTATTCGGTCCACGTGCTCGTTGAATGCGGCGTCTGAAAGTTTTATCCCCGACTCGATCGCAAGTGACTTCGGAAGCGGGTTTCCCCAAATGGCTTTTGCGCCCGCCTTGATCTGTGCGCCCGTTCGCTCGGCCATCGTTTGCAGGGTCTTGATCTGTGTGGTCTGGGCCGCTGTTCCTGCGAGGTAAGAGTTGATCTGGTTTGTTTTTTGTTTCTCCGCAACCCAGTCCTTCATCATGCGGACCGCGTCGGACTTCCACTTGAGTGGATCAATCCCGTTTTCTTTAAAAAGCCGCATGAGTGTCGGCGCGGTGTTCGATGGGTTGCCCGGCGCAGCGTCCGGAATCACGCGCGTAATCAGGTTCACGTCTCTCAGGCGCTGAAGCACATCCGTATTTCCGGTGAAAGCTTCATTAAGTACAGATTCCTTGTTTTTATTAAGAAGGTTCGACCATTTCGACGAACTGAATGCCTTCGTATTCGGGTCTGTCGCGTTCTCGCGCTCAAGACTCATATAGTCGGACAAAATATTTTTAAAGCCCTCCTGGCCGGCAATCTCGCGCGCCGCTTTCACGGTTTCCGTGTTGGAAAAAATCTTATCGAGCACTTTTTCCATGGGCTTCCCGGCCTTGATGCCCAAACCTTCCACGATGTCCGCGTTTCTCTCGTTGATCGCGTAATCTTTGAACGCGTTGCGGACCTCGAAGCCGTAGCCCGGCCCGTCGAGCTGGTCCTGTAAATAATCCATGGCGCCCGCTTTGAGCTGCGTGATCTCGCGTGCCGCGTCTCCGCCACTTCCAAAGTCGATGTTTTGGCCCATGCCCTTCCGGATGTTTCGGAGCGTGTCGAAGTCGGTGGGGTTGTCTTCCAGGCCCTTCAGCGCCTCATTGACCGTGTTGTAAGTCGCGCGGTCGATGCCCATACCCGTGTTGTAGGGCCGCACCTCATAGGGCGTTTGTGCTTCGGAATCAAACATCTTGGAGACGCCGGGAACGCGCCTGATCATCGCGCGCATCATTCCGTCTTGGGTGTCCTCGTTGATATCGAGATTAGTGTTTTTCAGAGCCTCGAAAACGGGTCCGAGTTCCTTTCGGTTTTCCTCGATCTTATCGGTCAGGATCTTTCCGGCACTCTGTCCGGCTTCCACATCTCCGGACGCCGCCGTGTGCTCCGGCGCGATGCTTTCAATCGCGTTATCGGTCAAACCCAAGAGCTCGTTGCGCTGGCGGGTTTCAAGGGTCCGGATGGCTTGGCCCATTTCGGACGGGGATTGCCGGATGGACTTCCCCTCGGCCATCAGCTCTGGGTCCTCGAGCATGGCGCGCTGCCAAGGGTTGACGTTCGCTTGCATCGGCACGCGGCTCAGGGCTTCGTCAAGAGCCGGCCCGGCCGCCGACCCCAGGGACTCGCCGCCGAACTTAACGGCGTCCTCGTTGGCCTTCTGGATGGCTCCCAGGGTTGTGGGCTGGACGCCTGCCGTTGCCTCGGGGATGGCCCTTCCAGCGGCTTCCGCGGTCTCAGCGGCGCCCGGTGCGACTTTACTCACCCCGCGCCAAAGGGCCGGGACCGCCGCAATCCCCTTTTCAAGCATCCCGAAGCCCGCGCCGGCCGCGATCCCGCCGCCGATGTCGGTCAGAATCTTTTGAGCATTCAGGTCGGGGTTTCCCAACGCGAGATCGGAGACCACCTGGCCCCCGCCCAATGCCGCCCCCTGAGCCGCACCGCGAGCGACCGCGCCGAGCTCACCAAACCCCGGAACAAGGACCGAAGCCGCAAGGGGAAGGACGGCGCCCACCACCCCGGTTGAGAATGCGGTGCCTGGGTTGGCCTGTTCACGCGCCAGGATGTCTGCGGGCTTCGCGATTCCCAGCATGCGCTCGGTTTCATCAGATAGCCCTAGGGTCGCACCGCGGGCCAGGCCTTCGGCCGCCGCCTTAAGCTGTTCCGGGAGCGTCCCGTGGGCTTGCTGGAGCACGTTGGCCTGATCCGCCTCCTTTTGCTGAAGGAAGGTGTTTGGGTCAAAGCTGCTCAATGCGGCCGGATCCGGTGGCGCTTGTGGCGCCGCACCGGATTGCCCCGCCTTGGCGGCTAGGTATTCGTCTGGGTTGAATCCCTGATCGTCCACTAGCGGTTTCCCACGACTTGGATGATCTTTGCCGCGCGCGGATCATTCGGGTTCGCCATAGCCCAAGCTCGAGCTTGCTGATCGGACGGCGCCTGAGCAAATGGCACAACGCCCAGGTTTTTCATGGTTGAAAGCCTGTTTTGATCAACCTTTTGCTGCAGATCATCGAACGATTGAACAGCCTGAGTTGTGTTCCATGCGCCCGGGTTCTTGGCCATGTCGGTGTACTTTTTGGCCTCGAATTCGTTGATGCGCTTCAGGTTCACGAGCTGACCGATCGAAAGCTGAAGCGAGTTCTGGATGTCGTTTGCTTCTTGGTTTTTTTCGCCAAAAGGGTTGTATGTGGTCCCGGTGGTTTGGGCGAAAGCCTTGGCCCGGACAAGCTGCTTTTGCATCTCATCGAGCGCGGTTAGGGACTCCCGGTCAGCCGGGGTCGGCGCCACGCGCGCCACGCCAAGGCCCGGGATGTATTTCGACTGCATATCCTTGTACATCTCCGGATTCACTTGCTGCATGATCTTAAGGTTGTTGGCGTAGCCCGTTTCGCTTCCGGGGTGAGACTCACCGCCGCCAACGGATCGCATCCATTGGTTCGTTGCGAGCTCTTTATCCAGCGGGAGGATTGCCGCCGCATAGCGAGCCTGGGCGATGGGTCCTTGCGCCGTCGCCGCGCCTTGCTGAAGCTGGGCCTTCGCAAGACTCAGGTATTGGTCGCGGGTCGCGAGATTCGCCGCCTGTTCGGATGTCGTGTTTTCGCGGTTCATCTTCCAGAGGGTTGTTGCCTTTTGCTGGTCGTTTTTCTGAGCGTCGATGTCCCGATTGATTGCGGCGTTCAGAAGGTCCAAGGCGCCGTTGGACTGATGGGTCAACCCAGCGCCGATCCCGCCCAAGAGGACGGAAAGCGCGGCCGTGATCTTTGATCCAGTGCTGGCGAGCGCACCGCCTTCTTTATAAATACGATTCGGGTCAACCTTCGCAGAAGCCACCGCGTTTTGAAGGGCCTCAGACTGCTTTTGATACTTCTGAAGCGTCTGGATATCGGTCGGGACCTTACTGGAGTCGTCGATGTAGGTTTGAAGCGACTGAGCCGCCTGGTTGCCCTGAGTTGTTTCGGCCTGGGCGGCCTTTTGATAGGCACCCTTCGCGGCGTTAAGCCCCTTGGACGCGTCCGGGTATTGACCGGATGAATCGGGTTGGGCTGTCGTGTTGGCGGCTGCCGGAGATTGTGCCGATTGCTCAGCCGAAGCGGGAACACCCACCTGAGGCGCCGAGGCAGGGTCGGGCGGAAGGGTGACGGCGACCGTTTCGCCATTCTTGGGCGGAGCGTCCTGAACTGCGGGCGTTGGATCGGGCGTGGGTGACGGCGCGTTGACCGTTCCAAATGGGAGATCGCCCGGATCCGCGGGCGTACCGGATGCCGGCGCACCACCTTCATCGAGATTCTGGGTTTTCTTCAGCTTTGAAACCGCATCCTTTGCCACGGGCGAAAGCCCAGCCTTGGCCACGCGCAAAGACTTGCCGTTCGGATGTCCCACCGTGTACGAGTCGCCGTCTTCTTTCAGAAGGGTAAAGTCTTGAAGGTTCAAGCGGATTTTCTCCCCGCAATGGCGCGTTTCAATGCCTCTTTGAATTCCTTCTTATGATCGGCACCGCCGCCCTGTTTCCTGAGTGTGTCGGCCACGAATTTTGCAGCCGCGGCTGGCGCGTCCTCCGCCTGGGTCACGGAAAGCGGCAAAACGATCTCTTTTGGGGTGAGCTTGGCGTCCACTACGTCATTTTGAGGAGAATCGCGCATGACATTGGGCTGTCCCGGCACCGGGCCCCCGGTCTGCATGTCCATCGTCCCGCCGTGGTACATCGCATGCACCTGTCCCATATGATCGCCGTACACGCGCGAGTTTTTCCCTCGGGGCGGCGTGATATCTCCCATGGAAACCACACCGCCTTTAGCCGCAGCCAAGGCCGTTGCCATGCTGCTCGCGCCACCGGATCCGGCCGCGCCACCGATAAGACCAGTAAGGAACTGTGAAGAATTATTTGCGTTCGTCGCCGAAATTCCTTCGTTTGCGGCATTCTGACCCTGCAGGGATTGCAGGAGCTGACCCTGGTTGCCCTGGGCCAGAGTATTGTAGTTCTGTGTCGCGCCCATTTGGTTTGCGACCTGTTGACCCGCAATGCCGCCCTCTTGCCCAAGCGCGCCAAGCGATTGGTTGGCCTGAAGTGTGGCGGCCTGGCCCGCGGCATTTTGCTGGATGCCGGAACCCTGCATTGCGGCTTGCCTCGACTCAAGGCCAACGTTGCCGGAGGCGCCGCGCTGGCCGGCCATAAGCGCCGCTTGGTTTGATACGTTCTGGCCGGTCGCCTGATTCAGCATGGCCTGGGCCGGGTTCGGTCCCGTCCCGTTGGCCACGCCCTGAAGTTGGTTAAAGACCTGCGACTGATTGCCGATTCCGTTTTGACCGTTCAGCGCGTTGATCAATTGCTGTTGCTGGCTCAGTCCGCTTTGCACTTGCCCTTGCGCCTGGTTCGCTTGAGCCATATTGGCCCCTTGTGCCTGAAATCCTGAGCCCTGGCCACCGATGCCCAGCATTGATCCAAGCTGTCCCATTTAAATCTCCTTTTCCAACGTGATAAAATCCGGGTGCGCGCCATTGATCCGCATGCCGTAGTGCAGAAGCACTTTCATGCTATCCGTAGATCCGAACGCGCTCGGCACAACGGACCCCAGAAGCCGCTTACAGCCCGCGGCCCTGCCGATCTCGCATACGCAGTCCGCTAGATCGCGCGCGATCCCCTTTCCGCACTCTTCCGGGGTGACGAAAATATCCCGCAAATAGATGTCCGAGCCGTTGACCCTGTAGGTCGCAAACCCGTTTTCATTCTCGACCGTCTCGAAGCCTTCCCGGACCAAAACATACTGTGCGTAAAGAGATTTCATGAGGCCCCCTGACTGAAGGGCAGCGGTACGTAGCCCTTCTTTTGCCCGAACACGAGATTGAGTCCGGAAACGGATAGACCCGCGCCTGGCGGGACGCCAAAGCTCGGGTCGTAAATTTCCTGGAACTGGATTTGAAACGCCTGGCAGCGCTGTTGAGTGAGATAAATTTTCCACTGCTCAAGCTGCCCTGGTCCGCCGTAAGGCGATTGTCCACCGTAAGGCCCGCTTCCGTAAGCGCCCGCGTAGTTGTTGGGAGAGATCAATGGGAACTGAGTTGCGTACGGGTTGTAGTCGTAGGCGATGCCTAACTGAATCTTGTGCGGACTCAGGTACTGGCCCAAGAAGTAGAACCAGTAGGCGCGCTGGTAACCCTGAAGCCCCGAGGGGCTGATCCAACCCGTGGTGAATTGCATCAGAACCGGCGTCGATCCATCCAGGTAAGCGTCCGGAGTTTCCTGAAAGACCAGTCCGGTCGGGCTAATGTAGGTGTGAAGCCCTTGGTAAAGCGTGCTCGAAACGGAGTTGTTCGTGTGCACCGACCACTTGTCGAAGAAATAATCGTACATGAGCCGGATCCCGCTATCGAGATCAAACCTGACTTGATTAGTTCCTGGGATCGAAACCGCGCTCAGGATGTTGGCGCCTAGGGTGAGCCCCTCAACCGCATCCCCGATGTATCGGGTACCGAGATCCCGGCCCAAAAGCCAGATCTGGTTTCCAGCGGCCGAGGCGAACTCAAACATCAGCCCGTTCGGCTGAAAGACGATCGAGGCCTGATTACTGCACCCGACCATGGAGGTGATGAAGGTGGGCTGGCTGTATTGAGAATTTGAGCCCGTGTTATCCGGACCCGTTCCGTTGATGTAGTATAGGGCCGTGGGCTTAAACAGGATGGCCTTGTCATCCATGGCGGCCCCGCAAGCTAGCGCTCCGGTCGGGCCCTGGGCACCTAAGGATGGGGCCACGTAAAGGGTGAGGAGATCAGATAGCTCGACCGGAGTGCCCTCGATGATCTGCTTAGAGAAACCAACTAGGTTTCTGTCTTCGGAATAGATCCCAAAGAGCCTGTCGTCAAAGGTGAAGGTGCTGACAAACGACGGGCCCCCGGTGTCTTCAACCACTCCGCCCGTGGTGTAAAGAAGCTGGTTTCCGGAAATCGAGGCATCCGCAAGTGTATCGGTATAGCTCCACGAGTCGGCCGTGGTCGAATTGAGAAGCGGAGTAGCGACCGACTGAACCAGGAACCACTCGGGCTGGTTTGTGCTGTATCGATAGATGTTGTGTTTGACGTTCTGTTTATAGGTCAGGCGCAGGTTCGGACCGGCGAGAGTGACCGTGTTGGTGGCGGTTCCTGAGCCCGAGAGATCGACCAATACCGGGATAGATCCTGCCGAGTAGAAGATGTTTCCCCGGCTGTCGGTCCATGACTCTACGACCTGATACCAATATTTGTAGGCGCCCATGAACCCGCCAGTAGAGGCGTTCGCCGTGGATTCAACGGAGTCTGGATAGAGGAAAAAGCCCTGCTCAGTGGTCTGGGTGCCGTCGTATCCCCAAAGAAAGCCGCCCGAGATGTTGAGGTTTCCGGCCATTTCTGTCGCCGTGATCGTCGCAGCGCCACCAATGGTGAAGGTGGCCTGATTGATACCGGTCTGCGAATAAATACCGCCAACGACTGAGGTCCCGGCGGCGTTCGCATTTGAGATCGCTTGAATCAGATCCTTGTAAAGATAGCCTACGCTTGCGGTTGAATTGGTTGTGTTGACGCTGACCGAAGGCAGCCCGTTGGCCAAGTATCCGCCACCGTTCTCGTAGGCGACTTCCGCGACCACGTTCCCATTCGCTCCGTCGATCAAGAAATAGGTGGGCTGATAGGGCGATGAGTAAGCCGAGAGGAAGTAATTGACCCCACCCAGCGCGAACGCCTTGGACGCAAGCCCCACAGAGCGAATCAATGTGGATGCGGTGCCAAGCGTTCCCCCCACCGTGAGCGTGTTGGTCTTGATCAGATTCGAGTGAATGCCAGAATCATAACTGTACGTGTTGGACACCTCGTAGAAGAGGGTTAGGACATTTGCAGCCGCAACCGACGTAAGATTGAGCACCGTTCCGCTTGCGATGATTTCAGTTGCCGCAAGAATGGAGTTCAAGGCCGAACTTACGGCCACGGCATAGCCAACCGTTCCGGACAGGTTGTAGTAAGAGGCCCAGATGGTGGCGCTCGGCGCGTCCACGGCCACGCTAAACATTGTTCCCTGGTGACTGGAGTCAACTACATGTGCTGAAGAAAGCGAAAGCGTGGACGTGAGAAACGCCATCTTGACGCCGCTTGAGCTTGCGCCGTTCCACGCGAGATAAAGGGAGTTGTTATAGACTACGCCGTCAAAGGCAACCGTGGAGCTTGGAGCGATCGATGTGGAAATGACCGCACCCGAGCCTGGGATAAGCGTTGAAATTGGGATCTGAATATATTTGAGGTGATTGGTGCTCGAGGTGATGTAAACGACAATGAAATAGCCACCCAGAACGAAGGTGCGGGGGAATCCATATGGCCCCGCCACGTCTGCGTCTGAAATGGTCTGGGCTTCTAGAAGGGTCTGGCCAGTGGTCGAGTCGAAAACCGCGTATCTGAATTGCTTGGCGGCAAGACTCCCTGGATTCTGATCGGCCCAAGCCATGAGCAATAGCCCAGTGGGCGAGACGACCGAATCGACTTGGGATTGGTTGGTTGCGGCCCTGACCACTGGGAGCGCTGAGAGATTGCAGGGGTAGAAATTGCCAAGGTCCGTCCAAACCTCAGACCCTGCCGAATAGGCTTGGACCTGAGTCCCAATTGCCGTAAGCGTTCCGGCCAGTGTCGTGACGTATTCGGCTTGCACCGAAGGAAGCGCGCCGAAGCCATTGCGCTTGGTCATGCGCTTTCCGGTGGAAAACACCATGTTCTGAAGCGAAAGGAAGCGACCAAAATCGAGCTGGAACGGATCTGTTTTTAGATCCAGTGCCTGCGCGAAGTTGATGGATGCCGTTTGCTTCTGGATCATCTAGATCTCGTAGACGTACATTGTCCCGGAGAGCGATATTTCTGAGTTTGCGTTTCCGGTTGAGATACTAATCGTATAGGTGTGCGTTCCGGCCGAAGAAGGCGCAACCAAACAGCTGAGCGAACTTGCTGGAATTTTTTGATTCCAAGCCGCCGCGGCAGCGTTTTGCGTGAAACCCTGTGAAAAAGAGCAAACGACACTGGATCCATCAGATATTAATATGCCCCCATTGATCCCAAGGCATCCCGAGCTCAAGCAAAGGACCGCGATTGATCCGGCTGAAAACCCCAGAAATACTGGACGGCCCGCTGTGGTAAGGGTCACCGATCCAGAGACGGTACTGGATCCACCGCTTGCTGTTCCACTGACCGTACTAGAGGCCACGCCGCCCAAGGGTGCTGGATTTGAAAATGTCTTAGTTGCCAGCATCCCCTGCGTGATGCCTTGAGTGGTTGAGATGGGCGCAGTAATGTTTCCGCTCGTATCCATCGTCATAAAACTCTGGGACCCCGGAAGACTTGCCGGAAGAGTCAGGGCAAAACCAGTGGCGAGCGATGCTGGGGCTTCGATCGCAATGTAATTTCCAGACGGCGACGGGTAAGAGCCTGGATATCGAATAATTAGAGTTCCAGCATCCATATTTGCGGCCGTAGATGCCGCCTGTTGCCACACGAAAGTACCACTTGCGGATACGAACGACGCAGAGGCTGGAGAAGTAAGATTGGAGATGGATCCAGGGGACCCATTCACACCACCGCCCGATGTGATTTGGACGACGTTTCCGTTTCCGTCTTTGTAATATAAATCAACTCCCTTTGTGTAAGTCGAATATCCACTGGTTGGGTCGCCCGACTGAGCCGTGTAGACTTCTGCACCAAGCCCGGTGATAAAGTTTCCATTGAATCCAAGGTTACTCGTGATGTTCATCCCCGATGGGGTTATTGGCACTCCCTTGCCAGGAGAATGGTCGTGCGCATCGATCAATGTCAGGGAGGCGTTAATGTCGTTGGCCCATTGGGGCCCGAGTTCTTGACCCGGGGCCGGGACCGTCAGGCCCATGTTAGGGCTTGTGTAATAAGTCGCAGCCACCGCTATAAACGGAAGCGAGTAAAGAAGTAGGAACGTAAAAAACTTCCGGAGCTTCATCAGAATACCTCCAAATCAATCACCACGGCGGCGCTTGAGGTAAGTAGAAGGGTTAAGGAGGGATGAGAGTTTGCATCCTGAGTGTCGTAGAAGGTCGCGGATGCCCGACAACGCACGACCCGCCAGCCGGTCAGGTTCCGGCCAAGACCATGATTGATTATGTTCGATCCACTGGCGAGCGACACGTTCGCTAGAATCGACGTATTCAAAGAAGGATTTCCTAGCAGGGGGTCCAGGGCCGACTTCCATTTCGTCTGCATCTGGCTGATGGTGAGGCCGAATGGAAGTTTTGCCATTCAATAGAGCCCCGATCCGCCGCCATCACCACCATCGGACCATGCGAAATTTCTGCTCTTCGAGTCAGAAACGGTCTGAGGCTCGCCCTGATTCCTGTTTTCGGCCGCATCCTCGATCCGCTTGAGCATTGCGGCCTTCTGAAGTAGGAACGGTCCCGCATCTTCTTCGCTCTTAATCATGCCCTTGGCACAAACGTCGGCGATGATGTATTCTTCCCAGCCCGATATCCCGTCCACGAGGTCGGTCGTGTTGATGAGCTGAGACGGGCGCGGGCAATACCAAATGCGGATCGTTTGGCCAGCGCTTGAGATCGGCACAATCTGAAGCTGGGTGCCCATGAGCCTATAGCGCAGATTTGTGATGCCGTAAAAAGTGTAGACGTTAGGATAGTTCCAGAGATTGGCCTGGATGTCGTTGAACTGCCTGAGAGTGATCCAAGAGTTTGGATCATTCGGGTTGAGTGCAACTTCGCAGCGCCGGAGCTTGTAGAAGTTCTTAGGCAGCGGAAACACCTGCGCCTGGTAAACCGGGTCAAGCTGCCCCGTGGTGAGGAAGCTCACGGGCGGTGCGACGAAGTAGTCATCGCCGTACTTCTGCACGATGATGTCATAGAGCTCTTTGAAGCTCTGCGAGATCATAGAAATCCACTCTTGCGGCGTGATGTTCGACGCGTAAATGCGGTCCATCCGTTGCTGAGCCTCGAGCATGAGATTCCCTGCGGTCGTTTGGCCAGGATTCAGCGAAAGCCCTGAGATCGAAGGGGTTGGGATCGAGGAGTTCGTGCCGTTTGAGGCGATTACCTGGTAGTAGTAGATCGTCCCAACGACTCCGCTTGCGTCTGAGTACTGCAGGCTTGATGTCTGGGCAATCTGAGTGAACGTGACGCCGTCCGCCGATCGCAGCACGTAGTAGCTCGTCACGAGCGGCGACTGCGTCCAAGTCAAAAGGACCTGCCCCTCGCATGACTGCGCAAGCAGGTTTCCGGGCGTAACTACATTTCCGACCGGAGGGATTGCCAACGGACCTCCCTATTCAGGACGGCCCAGTGGGCTTGTCCCCTTGAGCCATGTGCATGTCCAAATAATTTCCAAGCGCTTCGGAATACTTCTGGGCCGAACCCTCGTTCATCGCCGAAAGCATGTCCTGCGCGGCCAGGTGCCGACCATCAGTCGCCCCATCTGCCGTGTTTGTTTCCTCGGCCTTCATTGGGGTGGGCATCGCGGTGCGCTCGCCCTTCTTGTTCCGGCGTCCGACAATCGTCATGGCGTTTTTTTTTGCGTCATCCCAAAGCATCAGCCACCGCCCGTTGAGTTGGTCGTGCTCGAGCTGAACACGAAGCTCATCCCGATCACGGTGTTGTTTGCGGGCGCCTTGAGGATGCCGGTCGGGTTGCTCGTGCTGGTCGGGCCGTAGCAACCCAGGATCATCTGGGTTCCGTTCGGCTCTCCCATCTGGGCGCCGGCCAAAGAGCTGATCGTGGTGTTGGGGTCACCGATGGGCTGGATGTTGTACAGGTTCGCGCCGGCTGCGGCAGGAAGCTGGACCTTTCCGGTCCCGGTTCCGGCTCCGGTCGCGGCGGCAATGAAGGCGACGCCAACGGCAGGGGTGATCCCGATGGGAACACCCAGGGTTACCCAGTCAGCCGCGGTCGAGGTTCCCAGAGACACGATAACGTAGGCATCGCCCGCGGTCAGCGCCGCATCGGACGCATCCACGTTGATGTTGGTTCCGGTGAGTGCTGGTAAGAAGCCGGCAGAGCCGAAGAAGTACTGATTAAAGTTGTCCGCAAACTGGACCACGATGATCCCCGCCTGTGGGTTCGGGTTGCCGGCCAGCGCCGCAGTCATTGCGAAAGACAGCGTATCCCCGGGTGAAGACGCCGATGCGCCCGCAGTGACCACGCTCAGGGTGATCTGGCTACTGACCGGGTTGATGGCCGTGATCTTTGTGCCGCTCGTGATATTTCCACTGGTCGTGGAGTCAGTAATAACCATCCCGACCACGAGATTGAGCAAGCTCGAGACGGTAATGACCGAAACGCCCGCAGCGAAGACAGAAGTAGCCGTCGTGGCCGAGGGGTTCGTATTCATGAAGACTTGAGGAACGCACGAGCGCGAGGACTTAAGGGACCGTTGGCCCAGGCCGTTGCCGTTCGTCTGGTCGACGATGAAGTTGCAGTCGATCTGCACGGCCTTCTTGTGGGGGGTAAAGTAAAACTGAGTGTACCAGCGAATTGACATGAACTTGCCTCGGAGGGTTAAGGTCGTTTCAGAGATCGGTGGTCTCTTACTCTTGGGTTAATCCGTTAAAATGGATCGGGCCGACGCCAAGGGGATGATGTCGGCCCGATTGGCCTAGGCACTTCTATTTATGAGTCAATACGTTATGGATGGCGGTAGCGGCGAAGCTGCTTATGCTTTGCTCGATACCTGGCTCTTTCCTGAGCGTTTTTACATAGCTTGCAACGTCTCGCCCCGTTGTATCCGTTGTCAGAAATGATGAGATTTTTGTCCGAATAGGGGTGACCGCTTGGGCAGCTTTTTTTTGCCGCATTTTTATATGCCAGCGTGGTTTTGGCGCGATGGGTATTCACGCGAGTCGTTACCTGCTCCAGATGGTCTGGGTTTACGCAGGACTTATTTTCGCAAAGGTGGTCAATCTCGAATCCGCGGCGAATGGGCTCTTTGGCCAACTCGTACGCCACCCGGTGGGCTTTTTTGGACTTTCCATCGAAGCAGAAAATCCCATAACCCTTTGCGTCTCTGTAGCCATTCCAAACCCAGCAGGAATCTTCCTTTTTTACTTTCGACCAAAATCTATCGGTTATTTTCATAAACCGGGGCATAACAAATAAAATAGGGGTGTTCCACGAAAAACGTGATAACACCCCTATTATTAGGGCTGTTATTTAGAATTCAACGAGCTGGACTTGGACAACCCCATTATGACCGGGTTTGGTCGTGTAGCAGTTTTTGTAACCGCCGCAACGAAGCTCGGCCGCATCGACGCCAGGGACGCGCAATATTTCGATTTCATCCATATATTTAAGGATGTGCACGGCATCCCCCTGGGATCTCAGAATCCAAGTGTCGCTTTCGAGGAAGTAAATCAGACCATCGGGGCAGTTGCGATCCGGGAAGACAGAGACAACGGAGTTTGCGCCGTTGATCTGGACGCCGCGGAAGCCGATTTCACCGATTTTTTCGTCAACATACTGGATTTTGGAACCCAAGCTGATGATGTAGGCGGTGTACGTCGAGTACGAGCACACACCCGTATCCACGCGACCGCCGTTCACGGCAATGCGCGAAGTGCCCTGGAGGCTTGCTTCTTCCAGGCTGAGCTGTTGACCGTTGAACGACACCCCGGCGAGCCTTTGGGTGTCCGCGAGTCTCGAAACGCCGAAGAACGAATCCCCAGCCTGAGGCCCCGCCACTGGCAGCCATGCGGCAAGCCCGGCCAAGCGCAAGAGGCTATTGGTCGAGGTCGAGCCAGAGGGCTGGAAGTTATTGTTGGTCGTGGTCTGCGTGTCGCCCTGGATGGCCAAGTAATACACGGCATTGGTCCATGCGCTCGAAGGTGAGCCCGTGGAACCCGTGCCGGTCAAAACGCCGGTATTGCGATTCACAGTCAGAATATCGACATAATCGGTCGAAACGGTACCAGAGCCGTCGGCATTCTGAACCGCGACCAGTGTTTGACCGTCTTCGAACTGAGTCGCATCATCCGGATTGGCGAGGGTGATGGTCCAAGCCGTAGTCGTATTCGAGAACGCTTCGAGCTGGCCGATGACACCACCACCGTTACGGAAAATGGCACTCGCATCGCGATTGACTGCGGTCTGAAAGGCCGCGTCGATCATGAGCTCGGAACCGTCAATGAAGGCGCCCGGATCAGTTTGGGCGCTGGCCAAAAGTTGGCCGTCGATCGTCGCGAGCGAGAAGTCCGACACGCGCGTGATCAGGAACTCAGCAACCAGAGGAGATGTCTGGTTGTTGTACGCGCTCGCAAAGGTCGCGCTGGCGCCCTGAGAGAGCCCGTAGACCACTGGATTGGGGAAGTATTTACCCGGGAATCGGGTTTCCTTCTTCATCATGGCATACAGGGGGTTGTCCTTGTATGTCAGCCATTGGACTTTCTGGTCATCGTAAAGCTCTTTCAGAATGCCAGGGACGCTGGACTGTGAAACGTAAGAAGGGGAATTGGCCATTTAGGACGCACCTCGGACGGTCGATCGGATGGAGCTGCGGCAATGTCGCGCTCGAAAATCCCCGATCCGCGCCCGAGGTGTCTGTGTGGGCGAAAGTCACTAAGACAGAAGTGGGACCTTCTATCCTTGGGTCAATCCGTTATTTGCGGAGGCCGTGGGCCGTGATCCGTGCAGCCAAGCGGGCCTTCAGCTCTTCTCGCGACTCTTTGCGTGGCGCCGACACTTGGGCGCCTGGGCGGTCCGCATTCGATGGGCTTCGAACTCGTGTGATTACGGGCTTTTGTTGAAGCGCCGGATCCGATGCGGTGACTGTGCGCGTGCGCGCCTGGGGGGCCTGTACCTCGGCTTGTGGGGCTGACTTTACTTTACGGAGTGCGGCCATGGCTTCGTCCTGTTCTTGATAAAACTGCTCAGTAAGCTCGAAAGCTTCCTTGACTGAGATCAGCTCGGTTCCCTTGCTTTCGGCAAGGACGGCCAGGATGTTCTCGTAAGCCTGGACCTCGGCCTGTTCGCCGAAGAAATTGCAGTAGGGAAGGGTTTCCTTCTGGGTCTCGCGAAACCGTGTGATCTCGGTCTTAAGCCCCTGGATCTTTTCGGCATCGGAGTTCTTTTGCTGTTCTTGGGCGCGCTTGTCCGCGTCCTCTTGGAACTTCTTCAAGGCGGCTTGCGTGACTTCTTCGGCGGTCTTGGCCGCGAGCTCGGCGGGGCTCGGCTCCTTCTTTTCAGGGATGGAGGCCATGAGGTTGAAAATGTCCGTATCTGTGTATCCCAGGGCCTTGAATGCGGCGATGTGGTCGGTCTTGCGTAGTTCTTCAAAGCTCTGCGCCTTCTTGATAATCTCGCGGGCGCGCTCGGTCTCGGCAATCTCGGCCGCGCGGGTTTGCTTGTGGGCTTCCTGCTCGCGCTTAAATGCCAATTGCTGGCGGACGAACTCGGTTTCTTTCCGTGCGATGGCCGCAAACCTGGCCGCATCGGGAAGCGGGACCTCCGGGCTCAGTGTCGGATCTGGCGATGGGGCGTCGGTGGTTGGCGCAACGAGTTCGGCTTCCGGAGCCGAAGCTGCGGGCTGGGGTATGGCTGCGCGTGCGGCTGCAAGGGCTGATTCACGAGACATGGGAACTCCTTACGCCGCTTGCGGCATGTTGGGGATAAGATTGGATTGCGGCGGTGCGGTCGGGACTGCCTGGGGCTGTGCCGCGGCTTGCACTTGGGCGGCAGCCATCGCGGCCCCTTCGGTTGCCTTCTGAATGACCACGTCAAGCTGTGACTTCCACTGAAGAAGCATCTGCATGCGATCGTTCGGGGCACCCATATACTGCGCGTAATTGTAGTATTGAAGATAGAGCTCCTTAGCCAACATGAGATCGTGCTGCTCCTCAGGCGGACAGAACTCACCATCATCCAGGATCTTTTCAAGCATCTGATGGATTCGATTCTCTGGCGCAGAAGTCAGCGTGTCGAGCATTTCAACGTCTGGCATGCCCATCATGCGCTGGGCGGTGCGCGGACTGATAAACCCTGCCTGCGCGAGCTCCTGCACATCCGAAAGCCTTCCGCTCAGGTCGTCAGACAGACTCGAGGTCGGGAAGGCCTTAAGAACATAGTGGTCCTCATCCAGGTTGATGTCTTTCCAGTTGATCGTCTCGATGAAGTTTGCCTGAGGGAATGTAACTTCGTAAGACCCACCCTTGTCCTCGGCAATCTCTTTGATGACGTTGATGGCTTGGCGATGGACCTCAAGGGTCACGGCTTCCATCTCCTGAGACATGAATGTGAAGCGGTCGTCTTCCACGTTCGTCATTGCCCTGATTGCCTTACCGCTGTCCACGCCCATGGGCTTCACCCCCTGAGAGGAAAGCGGACTCACCCCCTCTTGCCGATATCCCTTGTCAATCAGGGACTCGACCCACTGGTAAATCTCAGGCTGAACAAGTGGGGGTGTGTAAAAAATCGGAGCGACGCCCGTGTAATGGATGATTGGCAGGATGTCATTGCTCACATGCTGCGGCACGACCTTGGATGAATTCTCAAGAAATACCTTCGCGGTCGCGCCCATCCAAAGGGCCTTCTGGATCGTGATCATATTGCGGTTGATCTCGCCCTGCAGGGTTTGCAGGCGCTCAACTGCGCCTTGCCCATACCAACCCAAGAGCCGGGCCTGGCCGGAATAGCAGAAATGAGGAAAAGGGAAGTAATCGTGCTTCCATTGCTCAACTAAAGCCCCATCGCGGATGAATATCCCGTGTAGACCGTCTTTCGCCTTCTTCGCGCTCGGAAGATGCCAAGCCTCATTGACTTCCACGAGATCGGCCGAAGTCCCCTGACTTCCAAGGTCGGTGTAGCCGGGGGCCATAGACTGCATAATCTCTTCTTCAAGATCGGGCCAGCGCTCGCATGCCACACCCTTGTCCATGAGCATGGTCCTGTAGAGTGTGCGGGGGGGTCCGACAAGAGCCTCGACCTGATCAACCCAGAGATTGTGCGGGAGCTCGCGCTCAATGCCCAGTTTTCCGTTGTCGTTAAAGACGTGCAAGAACCCGTCGCCCCAGACACTTCCGTCGCGGAACATTCCCATGGTCAGATCATGGACGTGGTGCTCGTAGTCCACACCCTGGCAGAACTTCGTTAGAAGCTTCGCCTTCTTCTGCATCGACCACACGCCACCGTTCGTTATAAACGTCGGAATTACCTTATCTTTTGCCATTTTCGAAACCAGCGTATCCACGACGCTGTTGCAAAGGTTGTAAGAGACTCGTGAGCTCATGGGATTAGAATTGACTGCGGTCGCGCGCGACAGCGCTGAGCCCATGAGGTTGTAAGCGTTCGTATTCCCATAGAGCCGCGTTGAAGTCGTGAGCTGCTCGACTCGGCCGCTCTGATGTTGCCGGATGAAGTTGATGTTGGCGGCAACCGCGCCGGACATGTCCTTCTCATCCAGGGTCCAGAATTTGAAATTCCTGGACTGGTCGGCAGCGTTGTCTCGTGGCGCCCGCAGGACGGTGCCTTTGGAGTCAGTCTGGGTCATGTTGCTGCGCTGGACTTTTTTGCTCATGGCTGATCCTTCAGGTCTTTTTCGGCTTCGGCATGCTTGCGCCTGTCCTCTTTGGCCGCCATCAGCGCGTCAAAGTGGGGCGTGGAATAAAACAAAATCTCTTCTTCGGTGTACTCGAACCCAGGCCCGGCACTGATCTCTGGGGTCTGGGGCTCGGCGGTGGGATCGGGTGGCAGGGCCGGCACCGGCATCTTAACGCCGTCAACTTCGATCCACGGCATCCGCTGCTCGCGCGCGAAGGTAAGAAGCGCCTTAATCTCTTCGGGTGACCTCATTTGACCCCATTTTTCAGCTTCTTCACGAGCGAAGCGCGAATTCTGTCAATCGCGTCGATGCATTCTTGGATATTGGCTTCAGATTTCACAGCTCACCCACTTTTTTACACAAGAGTCCGCCGCTGGCTCGGTTCACAAACCACCTGATGCCGCTCCACGCGCGGTTAGGCTGTTTGATCTCGGTGAAGACCGCGTCTTGGATGGTCTCCGGCTTCTCCTCGCCGCGGATCTCCTGGACCTTCTGGAGTGCAACCGCAGTAAAGTCCTTGCCTTCGGCCTCGGCTTGCTTCTTGATCGCCAGCACGTACTCGTTGCCGCCCTCATTGCCACCGAACTTCTTAGCTTCTTCACGGAGTTTTTTTGTGGCTTCCGCGCGGGCGATGAATTCAGGATTGAGGAGCGGGGCCCCTGGGTTTGCGCCCACGTGCTTGAACGCTTCGTCGATCTTCATCTTGTTTCTGGCCTTGGCAAGAGTGGCCTTGGCGATAAGAACTTCGGGGTCAGCCGTATTGAAACAGAACATTCCCCACGTATCGGCAACAACGTCCTTGGGATCGTAGCGCCCGTCTTTATCCTTCTCAACTTTGTAATAGCCGTTGAAGCGCTTCCCATCTATGAGCGACTGAATGCCCTCTTGGCTTTCCTTGAGCGCATTGAACCACGCGACATACTCTTCATAAGCCGCCTTGCGCCGCTTATCGTTCATCATCCAATACTTTGTATTGACTGGTACTACCTTCATTTTCCCCTCTTTTTCTGAATGAAGTAGGACGCGACCTCGCCGCTATCCATTCCAAACGTTTCGAAAGACTGGCGCTCTTTGTCCTCGGCCTCTTGGCGGTCGATATCGCGCTGAAGTTGATCGTCCATGAGCTTCCGAGTGTGCTCGACTAACTCGGGGGATCCGGCGCGAAGCCTGATCTTCTGGCGCTCAGCCAGGATCGGGCGCGACATCATCCCCATGCGGATCATGTCGTAAGCGTCATCACCGCTCATCGGGTCGCCGTCGGTCGCGTCGATCTTGAGTACGTCCTCTGGGCGGTCTGGGTCGTGTTGCATCCGACTCAGGGCTTCGAAGGTGATCGGGCATGTGCTGAAGATGAAGAGCCGCGGTAGTCCGTCCTGGGCCTTGCCGCCACCAATCGGCGCCTTGTCCTGCCAGGCTAGATAACTTCTGAGCTGGGCCGCGCCCTGGATCCGGTCAATCTGGGCGCGGGACAGGATGAGCTCATGGGCCAGGAACTCCTCGGCGACCGTGGGCGGAGCTCCTCGGCGCAACACAGCCTTCTTGGCCCAAGCATCCCAGCCGGCCACGATGGGATTGAGCTGCTTTGTCTCGGGGAAGCGGTTGATGGCCGCTGCGAACTGGTCTACGCGGAGCTGGGCTTTGACAAACTCGCGGTAAAGGTAGACGTTGCCGTCTTCGTCGCACGCGAACCATCCAAAGGCCGCGGGATGGTTGAACCCGAAGTCATATGCGCCGAAGCGGGTCCAGTGGTCCGGAATATCGAAGGGCCTGACGAAGTGGACCTCACGCCGGAGCTCGGTGAAGAACTGGCCGGCGAAGATATCCCAATCCCCATATCGGTAGGCCTTCCGGAGCGCTTCGTTCGGCTCGGCCTCGAGCCGGTGGACATAGTCTGGGTCGTTCTTAAGTAGGGCTGGGTTGTCATCGACCAGGGCCTTGATGAAAGCGTAGTCCTGCGGGCGCTCGCGCTCGTTAAATCGCCGCTCGATGAATAGCCGCTTGAGCCACGCATGCCCGATGCCGCCCGGGTTTCCGGTCAAAAGGCAGCGCGGGGTAAATCCTGGCGTACTTGAGCGGTTCGATCCGTGAAGCGTCCTGAACATCTTTTCGGTCCATTGGCCGGCCTCTTCGATGGCCAAATCCTCAAACTCCCGCCCCTGGTACAGCTCAACGTCCGACTCTGACTCACAGTGGCAAAACTCAAGCGATGAGCCGTTCGGTATGTTCAGGACCTTCTTGGAGTCATTCCAAAACTGCCGAAGCTCCGGGTGCTCCTTGAATAGGGGCCTTATATGGTTGCCCTCGAGCTCCTTGTACGTCCTCCGGAACAGGCCGCCGTGGGTCTTGGGGTTCTCTAGCCTCCGCAAAAGCATGATGTCCCGGACGCCGCGGGACTTTCCGCCGCCCTTGGCCCCCCCGTAAAACGTAACTGGGGTCTTTGCGACCGTTTCGCGGAAAAGCCGCTGCTTTGGCTGCAGGGCGAATTTAAGCTCCATTCGGCTTGTCCGTGTAGTCGATTACGGTGACTTTGATCCCAACCTCGCCCGTAATGGGCGCCCGCGGCTGGGCGTGAATCATCTTGGTCGCGTCCGCTGCCGCCTTCGCGCGCAAAGCGGGGTCCAGCGGCTTCTTGATTCCCAGGGCGCCGTACTGTCCCGCCGCAAAAAGCAGCAAGACCTCGAACGGGTTGATGCCCAAATGATCCGCCAAGTCTCGGCAAGGTACCGAGTTCTTGTTTTTACTGCCCTTTTTCCGGCCAGAACCGGGTGTTTTTGGCGATCCCTTGGGCCGCATGGCTGCCTATCCCAGCCTATCCCTGGCCCGCGGCGCGGCTCACCGTGCGGGGGGCTGGGCCAGAGGAGCGGAGGGCGCGAAGGTTCGGCTTAGGGGGTGCGACCTGATCGGGTGCCGCGGGCTTTGCGTTGCCGTCGTCCAGGATAATCGCCTTGATATTGGCCTGGCCGATGACTGCGGTGCCCCCCGATGCGCGGCTAACTGCACACCACGAATGGAGCTCGCGGTCATAGAAAAGCTTCGAGAACTGGCGCCCGACCATGTAGCGGGTTTGGCGCGAAATGACCTCGATGGGAACGTAGAGCTCGATTGTCTGGGCCAGGATCTCTTTATGCGTGTCCTTGGGTTCCGGTTGGGTTTGCGCGAGTTCCATGGGCATCTCCTTTGAAAAGCAGGTTGACGTTGAAGGTGAATCCGGGATGGGTCTTGATAATTTCGCGGCCGAGATGGGTCATGTGCGTGACTACGGGGCGCTCGCCGAAATGGTTCTGATAAAGCGCCTTGGCGATGCCGAACCTTCGGAAGCCTTGCTTCACGAAAACGTAGTGCAGTACGCGCGGCTCGGCGATCATGTAGCCCCAAATGACATCCGGTTCATCGGGCTTGGCGGCCACCATGATGATCGTGCGGTCCTTATCAAGGATGTGGTCGATCACCTGATTGTAGGTGAGAAAATAAGCGTGCTTCCCGCTCGCGAGTCCGAGTCCGGATCCGGTGCGGTAGCTTCTGAGCCAGGTCGAATAGATGAAACTGATGTCCTCCGGCATGCCTGGCCGGATGATCCATCGAGATGCGTTGGTCACTAACGCGAGTCCTCACTATCTATCCAAGGGTTAATCCGTCACCCGCTGCCGCCTAAAAGCTTGCGCCGATAAGCGCGAAACGTCCCTCGGACGGTGGAATCGCTTAGTCCGGTAATTTCCCGTATTTGCTTGGGTTTATTCCCTTTTACATATAGGGAAAGTATCTTCCGGTCGCGTCGAGGGATTCCCTTGGTATTAGTTAGGAAGTGCTCGAGCGACCGGAAGAATTCGGCTAGGACTTGTCGCGCGGGCGGTGCGAATGAGATCAGCCGCGGATTGTTCTTTCTGAGCTCGCCGCCCAGCCTTTCAATGTCATCAAAGCCGTCGTCTTTGAGCTTTTGGCGCCATTCGGCTTCAAGCTTTTTGAAGGCTTTCGTCTGAAAGAACTTCATTGATCAAGCGCGGAATTCTCGTTATTTTCGTCGTCTTTTACTTTCACGCCCGCAAGCTCCAGCGCTTCCTTGGCAATCCGCTCATTCGCAGCCTTCTGGAGCTTGTCGCGCTCGAGCTGATCCGAAAGCATGGCAACAGGCTTGGCCCGAAGATGCAGCGCCACGAGGAAAAAGCGCAGGATGGCCAGCGGGACGTGAAGGAAGATGAAGAACTTAATCTGCCAATGGGTAATCTTCGAGAGCGCGCGGCATTCTGCGTCATGCCAAAGAGAAAAGCGCTTCTGGATCTCGGCCTTGGACTGTTCAAAACGAGCGGTTTCGAAGCTATTTTCAATGAATTTGAAGAAGGTCATACCCATTGAATCGACACAAAGGGCGCGCTTCTTGAGTTTCGGGCCTGGGCGACCGAAAACTAGAGATGATGAAAAGAGTGGATTGGCTGCTTTTGTGCCTGTTTATCTTGAGCGCTGGGCTTTTTTTTGCATTGGGTTATACCGTTGGCGTGTATCCGGACAAGGACGATGCGGTATCTCTTCAGCAGGGGGGATAAATGCTGGACGAAAAGCTGATAGAAGAGCTTCTAATTCGGGTGTTTAACGGGGAAATCCGCACGATCTCCAATGTCTGGGAGGCTGTGCGCGTATAGGTGCGCGTCCATTCGATCCTCTAACTTATGGATTCGCCACCTTAAATAGAGCCAGTAGAGAAAAGCGCCGGCCACGTACCATTCCATTCCCTCAGGGTAAAACATGCCCGCTGATTCCGGCAAGGAATCGCGATAAAATTGCAGGATCATGGAAGAAGTCACCGAAGTTGAGGTCTTGGAAGCAGAACTCGTTCTTTTGATCCGCAAGATGTTCGTGCGCAATTTCTACGTCGAGGAGAGGGTGAGCTCAATCCTGCGCGGGCTAAGATATGAGGAAGCCAATAATATTCCCCCGCTCGAAGATCGGCACTAAGGGCACCGGAGATAGAGCGCCAAGCAGTAAATCATTCCGCACAAGAGCGCGAAATGAAGAACTAATCCAATGGCCTTAACCGGGCACCGTGATTGCTGACAGTGTGGGCATTTGTTCATAATTCATCGTATCAAATAAAGTTGCAAATGCATAGTAAATGCATTATTGTTGAATCATGAAACCAAGTGAACTGCGCAAGTGGATGGCGATCAACGAGAAATCTCCTACGGATGTGGCGTCTCTGACACGTGTGGCATTGACCACCGTGCAGCGGTTCTTGTCCGGCGAGATCAAGAACCCGCAACCCAGAACCCTAGAGGCATTTAAAAACCTATTGGCCGGAAAAGAAGCGCCGGATCCGTTGACCGGCTTCTAGCCTAGTCTTAATAGGTCTGCGCGCGGCGTCAGCGTAATGAATTGGAGAAGTTATGCCATTCAATAAAGAAGAACACGATTGGCTGAACTCGCCAAGCCTTGAGGTCATGACCCTGAGGGATACGGCCGAAGCCCTGGAGGCGCTTCTCGATGCGCTGGAGGCCAGAGAGGATCGCGTGAAAAACGATCCAGCATGGGCCTCGCTCCGATCGGATCCGGAGGCATGGGATGCCTTCATCGCCGCGCGGACCAAGGCGATTCTTTCGCGTTCATTCAGGGGATCCAACAAATGAGACACGTTCCGCCCGAAAACACGAGCCTGTCCGCCGCACAGCTCCGAAAGCGGTTGACCGACAAACTTACGCACATCACCCAAAGGTTGAAGGAAATGGGCGCAGCGGAGCGCAGCGGAAAAATGGGCAAAGCCTTTCAGGCTGAACTGATCAACACGACTCGGCGGCTTCGCGCGCTGGACGACAAAATCGGCGTTGGCCATGAGTAGGGAGCTTTGCTCGATGTGTCTCGGCTCGGGCGAGGGTCTTTCGCTGACCGGCAATGACCCGACTTGGCCACGCGCAGAGCTTGGTGATTGCTGGCGATGCCGCGGGTCAGGTTTCGAGCCTTCGTCTCAGCGCTTTTCTGAGGTGAACCAAAAAGTCGCAATGGACGCGGCGGTGTTGGCCATGGAGCGGCCGTTTGGAAAGAAAAAAGCATGAGCCCGCAAAAAGAAACTGAAGAACATGAGTGCGATGAAAACGCGACCCCGGACATAGATATCTGTCGGGGGTGTGGTGAACACGCCGGATGGTGTTCGGCTTGTGGGCTGTCGAATTGCTGCGGCTATCACGCGATACCCACCGATTAGGAGTTGACATGAAGACCTCTGAACAGACGAACGAAATTACAGCGGCACTCGCGAAGGCTCAGGGCGAATTGAAAAACCCAGAGAAATTACGCACGGCTAAATATCCAACGAAAGCCGGTGGCGTGGTCGAATACAATTACGCCGATCTTCCCGCGTGCCTGGATGCCGGGCGCGACCCGCTTTCAAAGAATGGCCTGGCCTTCACGTCTTCGGCGAGTTTCGTTGAAAACAATTACACGCTTTTTTGTCGCCTCACCCACACTTCCGGCCAGTGGTACGAATCCGAGTGGCCGCTTCCGGGTGCGGCAGAGCCCAAGATTATCGGCGCATCAATGACCTATGGGATTCGGTATCTCTTTTGCGGCCTGACCGGAATGTCGGGAGAAGAAGACATGGACGAAGCGCCTGAACCAAAAGGACAGTACGCGGCGCGCTCGCCTGTCGCGCCGAAAGCATCGTCGGCCCCCCACCCAACGCATCCGAGCGAAGCCCAAATCAAGCGGCTTTACACGCTCGCAAGCACTGGCCGCATTCCAACTGAAGTGGTCAAAGCCTATTGCGAGAAGCATTTCAAAATCACGACAACCAAAGACCTCACAATGCTCCAATATAACGAACTTTGTAATCAGATCGAATCGGGCCGGATCATCCAAGAGCCGGGGTCAACCGGATGAGCCCAGCTCTTTCCTTCATCGGCTTCGCGCTCTTCGTCGGGATCGTCGTGTTTCTGAACGCCAAGGATCGGGTTGACCCATGAGTAACGATGAGGCCCTGCGAGCACTTCAGCGCCAGATGGCTAAGCTCACGGCGGGCCTGAACCGGGTTGCGGGCGACACTCCGGTTATCCTTTTCAAGGATTACGCGCTTCAATATATGACAGCCAAGCTTGCTCGCCCGACGCTTCGGGCTTCGACGAAAATCAGTTTTGAGAATCAAGTGCGCAAGCATCTGATCCCTCGGTTTGGAATGCTCCCGCTCGACAAGATTACGAATGCGATTTGGCTTCAATGGGTCGAGGACGAAAAGGGTCTGACAAAGTTTTTCAATGCTAGGAAGTCGTTGGTTGAAATTCTCACTGCGGCGGCAGAACAGGGCCATCTCGAAAAGGTGCCCGAACTGGACAACCCGGACGAGTATGAGAATGTTGGTCGCGCGCTTGAGGACCGGGAAGTGCTTGCCTTCCTTTGGAAATGTCGGCGGCCGTTTCGATTCATCTTCTATGTATTTTGGCGGACCGGGTGCCGGCCACGAGAGGTCTTGCGATGGGAGCATAGCTTTTTACGCAAAGAAGAACCGGGCAAGCCAACGTGGGTAGACATTCCCGCCAGAATCTCGAAAACGAATAGGTCTAGAAGCATCCCGCTCGCGAAGCACGTGGGCCGGATCGTTCGCCAGCGGCAGGTGCGTGGCAATAATTCAATTTATACCTTCCCGGCGAGACAAGACAACCGGCGTCCGCAGCTCAGCTATCAGTCCGCCAAGGAAACGGCCCGGAAGCGCGCGAAGGTTGCGGACATGACCGCCTATGATTTTCGGCGCACATTCGTCACCTACCACGCCGCCCGGGGGGTTCCGCTGCTTTATCTTGCAAAGATTTTGGACACGTCGGTTGGAATGTTAGAAAAAATTTACGCCAAGAATCAGGCCGAAACTCTGGAAGGAATAGTCTATGAGTAAAAAAGTCGAATTCACGTTAGACGGCGAAGAGATTGAAATCGCCGGGTCTTGCCAACAGGGCACTAAAGGCCGACGCGCCAGCAAGTTCGATGCGCTTGAGCCGGATGAACCGCCCTGTGTCGAGGACCTTTACGTTGGTCTGATCATCGGCGGCACAGCAATTGATATCACCGACAGGCTGAACCAAAAGCAGCGCGATTACTTCGAGCAGAAATGTTTCGATGAGGCCAGTGATGATCAAGAGTAGTCTTCGTAGGACGCGGATTCAAGCCATAAACCTAGTTTTTACACTGAAAAGGAATAGTCAGAATGACCGAAGCAAGTGAAACCCTCGAATCCATGATCGCAGAAAACCGTGTCATTCGCGGAAATTGGGTGGGTACGGACGCGCAAGGCCGTGAAACCGCGTGCCTACTCGCGGCCATCTCGGTTGACGTTCGCAAAAACCACTGCCCGGGACACTGCCCGGCAGACATTATGCCGCCATGGCTCGCGCACCTGACGCCATTCATTGACGATCGCGGGAGCCTTGAGGCGTGGCCGGGCGTAATCCGCCGTTATGCCAAGCTCGCGGCCCGCTGGCACGCCCTGACGCCAGAAGCCTGGCAACGCGCCGAATGGCGCTGCAAACGCGCAAGCGTGATTGAAGCAAAATCGCATACCAAAAACGGGCGTTCCGTCCTTGTCTGCGACAAGGTGATTGCGCTCTTGGATCGCGCAATCAACGGAACCACGCCGCCAGTCGAAGAATGGGAAGCGGCAAGAAAAGAGGCGACGGAGGCGGCGGAGGCGTGGGCGGCGGCGAAGGCGGCGTGGGCGGCGGGGGCGGAGGCGAAGGCGGCGAAGGCGGCGGCGGCGGCGGAGGCGGAGGCGGCGAAGGCGGCGGCGGAGGCGGCGGCGGCGGCGGCGTGGGCGGCGGCGAAGGCGGCGAAGGCGGCGGCGGCGGCGGAGGCGGCGGACCGAATGATTACCGCTTGGTTTGAAATCCTCGAAGACGAAATTACACAGGCTGAGTTGAGTCCTGCGGAGACTGCAAGCAAATGAAGCATGTAACGGCCCGTTGGGTTTACACCGAAACTGCACGCGGAAGGTATCGCAAGGGGCCGTTCGACGTTCGTTGCGACTTTTGCAGCAAGGGGCCGCCCGATGCCTTTGAGTTCATATCAACAGATGGGGCCGTGTTTTACTGCCACGGATGCATGTCGAAGGCACTAGAGATGAAAGACAAGAACGGCGAGCATTGTCCGACACCGATTGCAAAGGAGCCGACGAAGTGAGTCACGATAAAATCACTTATACAAACGTCGATGACGGCAAGAACGACGTGAATATCAAGGTCAACGGGGAGCTGCTGATCCACATCCCGGAAGCCGGATACCGTGCCGTGGGTTTGAGTTTCGACCAGGCCAAGGAATTCGCAAAGGCCACGAGTGAGCTAATCATGGCGTGCGCCGACCTGGCCGCCAAGCCCAGTCCCGAAGAGCCTGTGCGGTGCTTGGTACGCGGCGACTTGGGATGCTTAGTGGTAAACGATAAATGCGCCGGGTGTGGAACGCCCACATACCCGTAAAGACGACAAGTAAGGAGACCAAATGATTGCGGCCCTTTTCGTCCACCCAGCCGGACCCTATGCGAACCGTCCCGGCGTGGACGCATGGGATGAGCTCCGCGATGCCAGGAAGTACTTCAACGACTTTCCGGTTGTGGCGCATCCTCCCTGCCAACGCTGGGGCCGCTATTGGTCCGGGGGGCCGTCTGCAAGGGTTCGCCGCAAGATGGGCGACGACAATGGCTGTTTCAAGTCCGCGCTCGCATCCGTTCGAAAGTGTGGCGGCGTCCTGGAACACCCGGAAGCCAGTCACGCATTCAAGAAGTTCGGCCTTCCTATCCCCGCATGGCATGGCGGTTGGACCACGCCGGATGAGTTTGGCGGGCGCTCATGCTGTGTGGCCCAAGGTCACTACGGGCATCGCGGACGCAAGATGACCTGGCTTTATGGCGTGGATATCGACTTCCGCGAGCTCATCTGGGGGCCGACCGATCCGAAAGACCGAATGGACCTTGGGTATCACTCGAAAGAGGAAAGGGCGCGGGCAGTAAAAACCGGAATTTGCCAGCGGCTCTCGCACCGCCAGCGGCTCTTGACGCCGCTGCCTTTCGCGGAGCTCTTAATCAGTCTGGTAACGAATCGACCCATAAAGCACGGGCTAGGGGAAAAGAAATAATGGTTTGGGTGCCTCGAAAGAGGGGGTTAGGCAATCAGGGAACGGATATCGGACTCTCCGCGAAAGCGGGAGAAATGTATCATACTCCGTTTCTCCCCGTCGCAGGAAAAGGCCAGGTGGGAGTAAGACCCACGCGCGTAGCATCGACAAAACGCATAGGAACCGGACTCCCCAGTACGGCGAAAGCGACCACCCAATTAAATCAGGCGAATGTAAGAACCGTAAGGCCAGCAAGTAAGCCTGTTTAGAAACTTTTTACACTGAGAGGAAATATTTATGGAAACGAAATACAGCACCGCCAATGGAAAGCTCAGCCTTGAGTGCGATAAGGTTAGCGTTTTCGCGCTCGTCAATGTCGCCGAAGCGATGATCAGGGAAGCGCGGAAACTCATGGATCAGAAGGGCCTGGAGCTTACTGGCGTGGATCGCGCGGCCTACGAGGATGCGGACGCCAATCTTGATAATATCGAGACAGAGATTATGAATCTCGATGGCCTTATTGATGGGCACGAAAGCGAATGCGCGTTTTACTACGACAACGCGTCGGCGTGAGAGGAGTGCAAGATGGCTGACAGAGTCTTTATTAAAAACACGGGTGACATGAAGGGCGAAGCGTGGCTTGAGTTTTGGGACACATCTCAAAATGAATGGGAGATAGGCTGTCGCGCGAAGCTGATGTTCATGGGTAAGAAATGCTTGGTCGATACACTCGATACACCCGTCAAATTCAGAAAGCGTGGTTACGCTTCTCAGGTAATAAAGGAGCTTCAGTCTCATTTCGATGAGGTCGAACCCATCGGCGTAACAGATGCCGCCAAAGGTTTTTGGGCTAAGTTCGGAATGAAAGACGGACTTGGGGAAGAATAGTCAGGCGAGGAATTTACCTGAGATGACTTACATATCACCTGTTTACGAGGTTTTTACACTGTAATGAATTCTTCGATGATCACATGGCTCCTGGCGACTCGCATGGCTTCGCCGTTCTACGCTCGGCGCCTCTATGCCGTGGTGCCAAATGTGAGCTGGGGCCTGATCCCCTGGGAAGCCGATATCCTTGCCTGTACAAAGGCTGGGTTTCTTCATGAAATCGAAGTGAAGGTTTCGATGTCCGACTGGAAAGCCGACCTATTGAAAGACAAGTTCAAGGGCGCGGCTCATTCGAAATGGATCAAAAACTTTTGGTACGCGGGTCCTCCGAAACTCATGGCGAGGTTCGGAGAGATCGCGATACCGGAAACCGCTGGCGTCATTGCCGTAGATGACTCCGGGGTAAAAGTATTGCGGGCGGCGAAGGCGAACAAAGCAGCAAAGCGTCTTTCGGCGCCGGAGATTTTGCAGCTCTGCCGCCTTGGCGCAATCAAAGCATGGCGTCGACACAAGCCGTTGCCGGAACAAACGGATTTCATCGGTCAGCTTGTCGACGTCCCGGGCCTTAAAGATGGAGGAGTGAATGAGTAACCCAATGATGAAATGCGGCCACGCCGCGAATGCTACGGACGGAAACGGCAAGCCTTGCTGCGTGATCTGTGGCGGATTGACGAGCCACCCGGGTGGAAATGAGATTGATGAAACGCCAATCGACTTTTCAACCCGGATCGCAAAATGCGCCGAGTGCCGGAATACTTCTCCGAGTAGTCCGGACAAATTGGCGTTTTTTGAGTACTGTCCAAAGCAAGCGCAGGACAAGTTCTACTGCGGCTGTCACGGGTGGGAATAGACGTAATGAGTAAGTATTTCAGGAGAGTCAAATGAGCGAAGATACGACGCTAGAGCAAATGGTTGAGCAGGGTTTCATTGAAAAGAGCCCTCGGATTGAAGGCCGCTGGTGCCTCACCGAAAAGGGCCGGGCCGCATTTGAAAAGATGGTCGCTTCCGATCCGAAGTTCTACGCAAAGGAATTTCCGGAATGGATCACGATTGATTTCATCCACTGAAGCAACCACTTGAGACGCCTTATATTCGGCATGTTTAGGAGGTTTTCACAGTGAGTGCAAATATTTACGCAACGCCGATTAAGCCGATCGAGAAACTCGACATTGAGTGCTGGTCTCCATCCAATATGATGAAGACCTGCGAACAAGTGTTTGGAGAGTTCCCGGTGACTCTGTCGGTTCACGATATTCCGAAACTGGAGACGCTTGCTGCAATCACTGGAGACGGCGCCGGAAAAGGAAAACCGTGGGCCGACATCATCGAGAAAATAAACAAGTTTGGCGCCATCAGAGTATGGGCCGAGCACTGACGTTCCAGGGAGTTTACATGACTGACCAAATGATTGGGCACAGGTGCGACGGACAGACCCATTACGATGGCTGCAAGTGCCACGAGGCCGCTTGGCTTCACCGGCTAAACCAAGAGCGCCAGGACCTGCTGGAATGCCGTATAGCCAACACGGCCCTGCAAGCCAGCGTGGCGCTTCTCAAAGAGAAGCTTGAGCCCCTGCAGTCCAAGCTGGACCGGGCTTTGTCCGAGTTTAAAACTTGCGCTCATCGTTCTTATTGGGGGCTAGTTGGAGAATGCGACCCGTGCGCCCAAGACACCTTTAAGACTCGCTTGCAGACCGAAAAGGCCAAGGACAAGCCGGAGTGAATTGCCCAGAATGCCTAGCCGAATCAGTCGTGATCGAAACTCGCCCGCGCGAGAAAACGAACGGCTTCCGCCGACGCAGGAAATGCACCATGTGCGGGCATCGCTTCACGACGAATGAGGTACTTGTGGAACCTAAAGACACGCACAGCGTTGATAGTATTAAAAATGGGCTCATCTCGGCCGAAAAGCAGGGCCTTGTTACGCGCATGATTTTTGTTCACCCAAACAAGCGGAAGGCGCTGGCTGGGATTACAGAAATAGGGGGCGCGGTTATTGTTATCCCCACCTTTGATGAGCTTTGGCGTCTTGCCTCTCTTTTTGGGATGTCCCCGCACGAAGTGAAGTTTTGGAATGAGGATCACTGCTTTTTGGTAGGCGACGGACCGCTATGGGACCAATACCGCGCGGCCCAGGCTCACGTTACTTCCTAGGTTCAGTGATCGACCAGGAGCGATATTCGGGGACATCCTCCATCCGACTCCGGAAATAAGCCCGGATCGCGTCCCGTAGATTGATTTGGCGATCGTCCCAAGTTTCGAGCTGAAGCAAACCTTGATGGTCATATTTCAGATCCGTATTGGGGTCATATTGATACCGAACCAGGATATCCTTCCGCGAAACGTAGTACCGGCACTGCATCGGCCCGTGGTGATCGTGGGTGATGCCGCCCTTGACCACGCCGATATCCTTCTTGATCCAGCGGAGCGCGCGGGCTTGCCAGTCGTAGAGTTTCTTGGAATAGCCTGGGCTCCATGTCTCGGCCTTGCCCGGCTCAAGGATACCCAGAAGCCCTTGGGCCATATGCCAGTCTGCGGAACCCAGGATGCAAAAGTCGATCAGGCTCCCCACTTGGTTGAACGCGTCGATATTCGCCGCCCAGGCGCCGCCAGGCGAGCCCAGCCAGAAGCTTCCGGGTTCGACATACTTCCCGGGCTGACAATTCGCTGAAGTCGCAAGGGCGGCCCCTCCGCGCATATAGGAACCCATGAAACTGGGCCGCGGACCGTTTAGCGGGTTGGATTCGGTATCCAGGTTCATGATCCATTCATACATCTGGACGAACTGGTAATGCTGGAGCTCGTGCCAAGTCTCTTCGAACCATTGTCGCGCGGGCGCCATCGGGCGCAGGTCCGCGTCGATCCAGGCGATGTGCTGGAGCTTCGGATCCAAGCGGGCGGCGTGCTGCGCGCCAAGGTTGCCCATGTTCTCTTTGTGCCAGAGCTCTTCGACGCTCCTGAGCTGGAGGTGCATCGGATTGCCGGCTTCCGTGATCATGAATGGCCGATCTCCGAAAGCGAGCTCAACGGTCACAAGCCGAACCCCAGCCGCTTCGCACATCGCCTTGAAATGCCAATAAAGCTCATATCTTCTGCGATAGCGGACGGGATTACTCAGAACGGTGACCACCCAGAAGTGGGAGAGATCCGCGCTGACCTGATGCGCGCGGTGGGGAATGTGATCTTGGATCATTTGAAAATGGTACAGGAAGGGTTCTTAAATAAGAAGCGCCGCTTGACCTTCCGGTGAAGCGGCGCTAATTCTTTTCTTGCGTCGAAATGAGAGTCCTTTATGCGCAGATTTTGCGCAAAAAACAACCCCTCATTTCAGGGGGGATATTTGGCAATCCTAAAAATAAAGATTCTTTCATGGGACGACCACCAATGCGGCAAACGCAAAGACGTGCACAACCCGAGTTGGTTTGCGTTCAAGCATTCCTTTTTCCTTCATCCGAAAATTCTTGCGCTGTCGGACGCCGAAAAACTCACATGGATTTACCTTCTTTGTGAGAAGTCGCAGCGCCGGAAAGACGATTACGTCACCGTAAACACCGAGTTGTTCCACCGCGTGACAGGTCGAGATTCTGAAAGCTTCCACCGTGACGCTAAAAAACTCAAACAACTTCAAATGATTGAGATGCGCACGTCACGTGGACGTTCCGCGGACGTTCCTCTAGACAAGAAGAGAGAAGAAGAGAAGAGAGAAGAAGAGAAGAGAGAAGAAGAGAGAAGAAGAGAAGAGAGCGCAACATCGGGCGAAGCGCCCGTGATTGCGATTCCAGAAATTTCAGATTCGCTGACGCTTGAACTTTTGGAAAAGGTGAAACTGGAAATCCAAGAGTCTTGGCTGAAGCTTTACCCTGAACCCGGATGGGTTAAGGGCGAGATCCAACAAGCGGCCGTTTGGTGCAAGGCAAACTCAGCCAGGAAGCCGAAGAGCGACTATGGACGGTTCTTGACAGCTTGGCTCGCTCGTGGTTGGGAGAAACATAGAAAAACACTTCCGAGCAATCACATCCCAAAAAAATCAGACTATTCTTACCTGGAAGAGCGCCCATGACATCGTTAGAATTCGCGACTCAAATTGATCGACTCAAAAACACTTTCAGCGAAAAAGCCTATCCCCCTGAGCGGGTGAAGCTGATTTGGCGCTTCGTTGCGGAGTTTACGCCCACGTGGCTTGAACGAGAAGTGGACGGGTTTCTGGCCACGTTCAAATTTGCGCCGGTCCCGAATGATTTCAGCATTGCCGCCGCCGAAGAGCGCGAACGGATGTGGGCCGAGCAAAAAAAGCAGAACGCCCAGGAGGCGAAAGACTTTTGGGCTGGAACACTTGATCCAATCGAGACCGCTCATATTTGCCAGATGATTCGAAAGCGCATAGTCGGAGCGGCTCTAGATTCAGAATGGGAAAGCTTTTCTTCCGCATTGACCACACTCAGAGCTTCAGGATGAGAGAAAAACTGACCATCCTCCTGATCGCAAAGCTTCACGTTTGGTCGCAAGTTTGTACGCCATTCATGGGGCAAAACCCTCCCAACGATCCCGGATTGGCGCTCGCCTGTTCGCGCGCCCAAATCCAGCTTACGAGACTGATCAAAAGAATCGACTTGCTTGACACGGTTCAGTCAAGTGATAATGCCGATATCCGAAGTCAAACTAAAAAAAAGGAATCAAGATGAAATCCACCAACGGAATTTATATGTTCAGCGGCCTGTCCCATGCTCAAAAGATCGCGTTCAACCTCAACGCCTTTACCGCTGTGTTGCCGATCAATTCCGCCGATCTCCAGGCCGGCTCGATCATTTACGGCGAGGGCGCCCCAGTTGGCGGCCTGTACGTCAAGGAAACCGTCCCCCAGGTCAACGAACTTGTTGACGGCTGGTTCACCACGCACCCCGGCCAAGCTGGCCGCGCTTAAGGAGCAATCATGACAAAAGCAAAGACGAAAAAGACTGCGAAGAAGTCGAAGACCAAGCGCGCGTACAAATCGCGCGGCAAAAAAGTCTCGAAGTAATTCGGGGTGGGAGGCTGGCGCGGTTTACAACTCTCAATCGCGTCAGCCGATCATTCGCCTTGATGACAAACCTCTTCATGAGCCTTGAACTCTGGCCCATGAAAGCAAACAAGGTCATGGGAATTCACCCAGAGTAAATCAGAGGCTTCCCCGGTGGCAGCATTGAAACATGAAAAAACATCGGCCTCAGTCAGTGACGGGACACAGTTATCCAGCGGCACGAAATGCCGCGCGGGTGCGGATGCGCAGCCCATTTCAAGAACCAGTAAGAGCAGCGAGATCCTTTTGCGCAAGGGTCAATGCCTCCGGGGAGTTGGCAGCGGAGATCGCAGCGAAAACAGCGTCCGACTGAGTGAGAAAATCCGGGTCCGTCGCGCGGCGATGAAGTAGGTCCGAGATGATTTTAACACAGATGCCCTCGATCATGGCTTTCACCACTGGGCTCGCTAAAATCGCTTCGATGATCTCTGCCATGGATCAGGCCTGGGGAGGCTTCTGCGGCGAAGGCGCGGGTTGTGACGCCGGAGCTTGCTTACTCTGAGCAAGTAGGAGGATCTGATGCAAGATCCCGTTCCCGGCGAGGCTTGGGACCAGCGCAATTACGAGATCAATCACGGCGACGGTCGCGGCGGCCAGCATGGCGCTATGAGCGGTGACGAAAGTTATAACGGTAGTCAAAATGGTCATAAATACCTCCGGTTTAATAATTACAGGACAAGCCTCAGGATTATTGAAACGACTGCGGCAAGGACGGCCGTGCGAAGCTCAACACGACCGAGTCTTTTTTCGATGCGCTCAAGGGATCTTAAAACGCGGGCTTCGAATGTTTCCTTCATCATTCAACATCCGGGAGGAGTTCGAAGTGATCGCCGTCGCCAAGCGTCTTGAAAGTTCCGCCCCAAATAATATTCGGGTAGTCGAGCTTATTTGTGGCCGAGATCGCAGCGAAGAAAAGTGGGGGCCAAAGGGCTTGCCCCTGAACGATTTCGAAGAGGTCCAATGCCCGGGCTGGTATTTTGTTGTGCGCGGACTGCGGGAAGTGAAGATTGGTTTTTCCATCTTCAAATGCAGCTTCTTGTGCGGCCTGATCACGATAAGCCCAGGAAACGTGCGCGTCGGGATGTTTGGGCTTTACCGCCGCCTTAAACCAGGCGACCAAGTCAGGATGTGCTGTCTTCAGCTTTTCTTCACAAAGAGGGCATGATGGGTCTGACGTGTGGTGAATCACGTGAAGTGGCGAGTCCTTTTCTTTTCGGCCAAGGCCAATTGCGCAGCTTCGGTGAGTTCTTTCTTGTGCGGCATAGTTTCTGCGAATTCTTCCTCTGGCGCGGGTTCAATGGGATCGGGACTATTCACTTCTGGTGTGGCGCCCGTGGAATAGCTCGATATTTCGTCTTGCTCGCCACGCCGATAAAGGGCCTTGGCAAGCATCTTCTCGCGGTCGTCTGTTTCTGGAGCGCCCACGGCTTCCGGCGTAGCCTGGGATTCTTCTGGGTTTGCGGTTTCGGCCACCCTTTTCGAGTTCCGCGCACTCGCCAACGCCGCCGCGATGGCCTGATTTTGCGTCCGCCCGGATTTGATCATTTCTCGGATGTTTGATGAAATAATTTGTTTTGAGTGGCCTTGCATGATTTCCATAGGGCTCCTTAGTGGATCTTTCAGCATTAGAAGTGCCCAACGCAGTGGTAATCCAGTAGCGTACTTGCAGCGAATGCCAGCGTTGCGTTGAAGGTGACCGTAGTTGCCGTGGGCACGGCCTGCACGCTGATAATGGCGCTCTGGTCATTGACGAAGCAATGCGGGGCATTTGTCCATGCCGGGGTTGTTGCGAAGGTGAGGAGGCAGGATGTTGCCGTTCCGCCCGTGCCCACCGTGATCGTTCCGGCCGTGTTATTCCCCACAACGCTTGGGCTTGTCCCGCAACTCGAAACCGTGGGCGCGACGCCATGGAAGTTCACTTGGCCGTTTTGGTTGATCCGCATCGCTTCGGTAAGCGTTCCCGCCGTGTTCTGGAATAGAAACACCTCGCTTTGCTCAGACCCGCTTGTAGCTACAACCTGGCGCGTTCCAACGCCGCCCAAAAGATTGGACGAAGATCCGGCTGTTGCCCTCAGGGCTAGCGTATTAGCCGTTGTACTCTTGTTCTGATATACGTCCAGCGGAAGGGCGTTGTAGGAGGCGCCCCCTAAGGCCGTGAACGATGAAAGCGCCGTGATTGCCCCATCGGCTGCGCGATTAGTAAACATGATCGGCCAAGGAAGTAGCCCGACACCGGGGTAGCTTGGACCATCCGCAGCAATCTCAATCCCACCCACGTAGCTATGCGATCCAGCCGTGTCGGAAATGAAAAGTGTTCCGCTCGTAAAAGGACTGCCATCAATGAGCAGGCCACCAGCAGTTCCATAATCAAGGGCGATGGTTCTGGAGTTGTTTTGGTTGCCCAATACGACTCCATTAGCCAAACCCTGTTGCTTGACATAAAGGACATCGGGTTGTTGCGCATTCGTTCCGGCCGTGATCCCGCTTGGCGCAATGACCTGGGTGAATACCACGACGCCCGTGGACCCAAGCACGCCCGTCGCCCCGGTTGCACCGCTCGCGCCCGTCGCCCCGGTTGCACCGCTCGCGCCCGTCGCCCCGGTTGCACCGCTCGCGCCCGTCGCCCCGGTTGCACCGCTCGCGCCCGTCGCCCCGGTTGCACCTGTCGCGCCAGTAGACCCACCGCCGCCGCCGCCGCATGAAGAAGATGGCTCCCACTGAAGGTCCGCGCCCACGTAAACTAGGCATTCTGCGTTCGTTGGAGGAGTGGTAGAGATCGGTACGCCCTGAAGAAGGGTCGCGTTTAACCCTATGTCATCGTACCCGCCGAAGGTGGCTCCGAAGGAACAAACCGACAAAGCCGCGACGATCGCAAGAAGTCTCCTCATGGGCCCTTAGACTCCGCGTTGACGGTGATGGTCCCGGTACTCGAGGAACTGTTTGCATAGTAAAGCCTGGCAAACTGGTACATAGCCGTCGGGACGTTCCATATGAAGTCCCCGGCTGACCCCGCGATGGCTTGCGGCGTTCCGGTGATGTCAGACCAAGTTACGCCGTCGATAGACGCCTGAATCTTCACTATTCCGTTGATTCCACTGGTCCATATGGCCTGCATCGCGTAGCCGTACATCTGGTACAGCGACCACGCCGGGGTGAATGCGTCGGCGCTTGCTATTGTCAGGGCCGCGAAGGGCTGATTATTAGGCCCATTGATTGCTGTTTTCATTGGGATGTCCTCATAGGTTCCTCACTGGTAAAATTCCTCGACGATGATGACGCCAGAACCACCACTGCCGCCCGCGAAAGAGCCACCACCGGAAGCGACCCCTCCAGCCCCTACGGTGTAAGTAAAGGTCTGTCCAGCGGTAGGATAGATGATCGCTTCAAGGTAACCTCCAGCGCCACCACCTCCCGCTCCAGCTAAGGTATTTCCTCCGCCAGCTCCAGTGCCGCCTGATCCCGTATTTGCAATGGCAGATGTACCATTTGATGAATCTAGTCCACCCGCTGGTGCACCCCCAAAAGGAGTACTGGCACCAGCACCACCGCTACCAGCTCCGACCGAAACACCCGCAGTAGAGCCGCCTTGACCGCCCTGAAGAGCGACAAGGTTAAGAGTCGTACTGCTAGTAGTTACAGTAGCTGTGCCTCCCACTCCACCAATGGCTCCAGCTGAATTCGTAGTAGCTGCTCCGCCGACCCCTCCATTTGCAGTTAGAAGAGAAATTCCGAAAGTTGTGTTCCCTCCGGTTGTTCCTGTGCCCGAAGCTCCTGCCCCAGAGTTTCCGCCGCCACCGCCTCCACCGACCATCCGATCGCGGAGGTAGAGAGGAGCAGGACCTGTGGGCGTCGTATAAGTAGCGGTAGGTACATTGGCCGAAAAGGTGACGCTGGAAGTTCCAGAACCAGTCGCACGGGAAAGCGTCCCACTTGACGTAGGAGCACTAGCTCCAGATAGGTAAAACACTTGCCCAGTGTTTGCTGAAAGTGCACCTTGGACGGTGTAGGTATTTCCGTTGTTTGTATAGGTGTCGCCGACTGCGCACGTCGTCGAAGTAGAAATGGTGAAGAGATACCCAGTAGTAGAACCAGTAGCGTCGAATTGATGAACAGTCGGAGCGATGAGCGCTTGGAACGTAGGGGTCGCAGCACTCCCGCTCTGCGGCCCGGAGAGGAAGGTTCTCGCCGTCTGTGTATTTAGAGACGCAGTAACGGTTCCGCTGGTCGTAACCGCGGAGCTCGGGGTGCTCGAGAGCACGGTTCCATCACCCGTGAATGTAACGGAAGTCACAGTTCCGCCAGCACCCGTCGCGCCGGTGGCACCCGCTGCGCCATTGGTGCCGTTTGTACCATTGGTTCCTGACGCACCCGTCGCGCCGGCACTCCCGTTAGACCCGCTTGCACCGGTTGCGCCGGCGGACCCGGCCCCAGTCGCACCTGTCACTCCGCTTGCGCCGGTCACCCCCGACGCGCCATTGGATCCGTTGCTTCCGGTCGCACCCGTCGCTCCGCTTGCGCCGGTCACCCCCGACGCGCCATTGGATCCGTTGCTTCCGGTCGCACCCGTCGCTCCGGTTGTACCTGTTGCGCCAGTTGGACCGGATAACACCCCCCAGGCCGAACCATTCCAAACGTATTCACCGTAAGCGGTTGTCTCTATGCGCGCATCGCCAGGAGAATTCCCAGTGGCCGGAAGCGCACCAACGGAAGACACCGGGGACTTCCAATGAATGTCTCCGAAAGGCGAGTATCCCCCCACCGCTTGCATTGCTCCGAAAGAAGAGAGGGCCAGGGCGATGATTGCGGCTGAGATTAATCTCATCTTGTTTTACCCAAAGAGGTCACGGTCAAATTCCCGGCCCCTGTCGCATTCGTGTAAACGAGCTCAAGCCACTTCATCCCGTGACCAAAAAGAGGAATCAGACACCCACCCGATGATCCTGCCGGCTGAGTCGGAACGGAAACGCCAAAAGCGTAAAAGTTCACTCCATCGAGCGAGCCCAAAACGGTGATGACGCCGGCCAGTGATCCGCCCCATGTCGCCTGAAAGGTGAAGGTTTCAAAATCGGTCACCTTCACCGGCCCTGCCGTGACCGGAGAGGTCCCGGAAACGGCGGCATTAAAAAGGGGCGTCTGAGTGTTATCGCAAAAACGGTAGCTCGACATAAGCCCTCTTATCCTTGTGTTAATTCGTTATTAATCGTCGTTTTCATTCTGGTTTCCTGGTCTCGCGCGCTCGGACCCGCGGAGCTGTTTCATCCCGCCGATCGTGGCGCGCGTGGGCTTTGTTGCGGACTGCGTGCTTTGATTGGGCTTGGCGTAAACGGCTTGGTTGTCTGCCGCCGCTTGAGGTGTCATCTGATCGCTGAGCGGTTGACCCAGGAACTGAGATATTGCCGCGCGCTGTGCATAGGTGAGCTTTTTGGCCTTGTCCGCCGAGTATCCGGACATGACTTCTTTTCGCATCTCATCGAGCAAGTGCGGATGGACGGCGGTGAGCGCTTCCATGGCTTCCGGACTCAGTTGTGCCCTCTTGACTTGGCCGATCGTAATCATGGGGTTGTCTACGGCGTTAAGATAGGCGCCAAACTTCGTCTTGTCGGCAAGCGACGGCCGATAGGGCTCAGAAAAAAGCA